CAATTGTAATAGCATCTGCTTCTAGTGTTCCATCAATGTCTGCATTTCCAGATATATCTAATGTCGCTGCATCAAGTTCACCAGATAAAGTAATATTAGTGGCGCCAGTAATAGCACCATTAAGTGCAACAGCACCATTAATATCTATTGTTGTAGCAGCTATTTGTATTTCTGTATCAGCAACAATATCTAATTGACCATCCGTAGATGAATTTAAATATAAACCAGTGTCCCTAAATAATAATTTGTTAGTACTATTTAAAGTTAAACCTGTGCCATCAGTGTGTGTTAAAGTTGTATCAGAGTCAGCACCAAATTTTAATACTGATGAGTCTGATCCTAAAATAAGATCATTACCTACAGTTACATTATCACTAGCATCTTCAAATACTAATTTGCTTGCTGGCATTGTACAGAAAACATCTTTTGTTCCTGCAGCAAAATCAACAGCGCTATCACTATTGGAAGAAGATATTACAGTTGTACGTGTAAGATCAGAACTATCACCATCTAGTGTTCCTAATCCAACTTCAAACTCGTCTTCTGTTTGATGAGAAATTGCATAATACGTTGTATTAGAATTACCTATACCTGCTGAAAAAGCTTCAAAGCCTGTTACAGCACCACCAAGAGAAACGGCTCCCGTTCCTGTGGTTGTTGTAGTTTCTTTTACACGATCATTAATGACTAATGCCATTTAATCTCCTATGCTAGTCTTAATATTGCGTTACTCGCATCTGCTGTTGGAAACTGAATAGTAAATGTTCCGCTAGTAGATGTTTTATCTCCACCAAAATCTAATACAGCTACAGCTTTATTTGAGTCTGAACTGTTAAAGATTAATGCGCCTCTTGCAGTGATAGTAGCTGATGTAAAAGATATATCAGCGAAATCACAAAGTGCAGTAGTACCACTTGTAGTTGGTGTTACGCTTACAAGCGTTCCGCCAGTTGCAGTGTACGTTCCAGAATTTGAAACTTCGTTTGTACTTGAATATGCAGTTGCAGTTGCGTCTAGTGAAGCTGAGCTTGTATAAAGTGCTATTTTAAAAGTGTCGCCAGAAGTTACAGTAAAGTTATGCGTACCTACCAGCAATTCTTGTTTAAAACTTGTGCATACAGCTTGAGTTATTGCCATGTTTTATCCTCCTATGGGTTTTGTGATTGCAAAGGAGTCCGTAAAGCCCCGTGCATATATTCATCTCTTCGATGTCTTCCCTGCTGTTCTATAACTAGCTCTTGAAGCGACCGTTGATATGATTGTTCATATAATTGCAGCATTTCCGCTGGTCCCTTCAAAAATTTGAAGGCTTCTGCAAGACATCCATAAAGCAATAAAGACGGTGCATTATTACCCAACCATGAGGTTGTATTGGAACTAGATAGTCTTGTTGGTAATCTAGTAATTCCTAACTCAACGTTATACGCTAAATCTGGAGTAGGTGCAACATAAATTGTGTTATGATCCCACCATGCCCAGTATCTAGGGGTTCCTGTTGAAGTTCTATCCGGCCAATATTCGTTCATAAAACTAATATCGCGTTGTTCTAAAAATTCTCTTACATTAGAGCTTGGAGAAAATATCTGCATAGTTCTAACCGTACCAAGAGAAGTGGGGGTAGGAGTAGTTCCACCCGGTAAAGATATAAAAGCATTACTTGCTATAAGATTAGCTGTTTGATGAGACTTAAATACGTCTAAATCTACATCTCTAAATATACGATTTTCAGCATGTTCAATAAAGTCATTAGTTCTAACCGCTGTTAAAACATCTGTACTTACTTCTGTGTAATCAAGTATCTGCGTTGTTAATTCTGCGTATGTAACGGCCATTATGATGTACTCACTGTTACTATTCCAATAGCTGATGTCACTAATGGTTTTTTATTATTGTCTGCGGGTTTCATAGAATTATTATTATCAAAAAATCCCGAACCACCTACAAATACTGTTAAAGGTTCCGCGCGCGCGACGCGTGCGTCTTTTAAACTTTGTGCATCTGCTTTGTGTCTTTGTCTCTCTAATTGCGGATGTTTAGCTTCAAACTCTGATTTATGTACTAAAGAACCATTCCATTCTTTTATCATTTGAGTAAAAGGAAACTCCATCCCACTGCGATCAGATATTGCTCTTGCATATTTACCTGTTGCGTGTGCCATTACATATATCCTATATCTGGTGTAGCAAAGAAACTGGAACGTGGTCTATCTTCTTCCGAAGCACGCTGCCATTCTTCTTCGTACAATTGTTTTAACATTGGAGTCCTATCTGGTGCTTTTTTTACAGACATATAATAAGCAAGGCCAGAAGATAAACAAGGTATAAACCTTGTAGGCACTTCTATCTCATCATCATAGTCACCTGCATCTTGGATCTTTGTTAATCCCCAATATTTAAAAGTATGAGCATTGTCCGGTGTTGGATATAAAAATAAAGTTGGAGTAGAAGCTCCTCTTTGTAAAAAATATTGTACAGGAGTACCTTCAGTTGCTTTACTAGATATATTTAAATACTCAGCACGACTAATACGATTAACTTCTATATCAGTTGTTGCATCACTAGATGTAAAAATAACTGCTTCTAAAATATCAACAAGATCAGAATCTAAGGCATAACTAGTTGTACTTGCAGTTAATGTTTTAGTTCTAAGTTCAACAGTCCACAAATTAATACCTCTGTTAGCCCATTCAGCCAACATAATATTAAGTGAACGTCTTGCACTTTTTAAATCATAACCAGAACGTGAATGTAATCCACAGCGCTCAAAAGCTTCCTGTATAATTTCATCTACATCTAAATCGAAAGTATTAGTTCCGGACGTAGCCATTACTTACCAACTTTTTTCATAGCTTTTTTATGTGCTTGATTAAAAGTTTTGCCTTTTTTCATAGTCTTCTTCATAGAAGACATATGTTTTTTTGTATGGTGTTTAGAATGTTTTTTTAAAGTTTTCTTTCCACCTTTTGATATTTGTTGTGGCATTGAAGATCTCCTAATCATTACTAAATTGTTTTAATGAACTCTGCTATTACAGTGTACATATTACCAGCATCTGCTGCTGCGGCAACAACAAAATTAATATCGCCATTAGTATTGGCATCTGTACTTGGTGGTAATCCACCAAACTCTCTAAAATCCCAATATGCTGCGCCAGTTAAACCTAATAAAGGTCTGTCACCGTCTGAATCTTCAAAATCTAAACGCGCAAATGAATCAAAACCATTACCCGGAGAACATGAAAACCATATTCTTTGTAGGGCACCTTTGGTAGCTGCTCCATTTACTGTTCTTGCTGATGAATCAAAAAATACTGTTGTGCTTCCATTACCGTCTGATTCAACAACTATTTTTAATGTTACTCTTTTATCGTTTTCTTGTAGAACCTCTGGTCCTGTTACTGTATCTGCCATGTTCCCTCCTTAATTAAGAACTGTGGGGCCGTAGCCCCACTTATTTATTTATTTAATTTTCAAATACGTTTCTGCTGCAACAAACATAATGTACGTTTACTGCTTCCGCAGCCGCCGCACCAGCTTCAATTCCAACATATGGAATTAAATCTACATCATTAGTTAATGCACCACTTTTAGTAGTACCTGTTGTTACTGCTGTACCACCAGTTGAACCAGAAGTACTTGTAACATTATACTGAATACCATTTACAAAAATAGAAGCTTTTCTGTCACTATCTATTTCAAATCTTAAATGATAAGGCGTATTTGTTTCTACAGTAACTGGTATTTGACTAATAAAGTCAGTTCCACCAATACTATGAACAAAGTGCCATTTAGCAAAATCAGTAAATGCTTCTGAGTTAGTAGCATCAGTTTGATATTTAAAGTATGCTTGGTCATCATCAGTTGCAACTAATTGGTCATTAGTTAATTTTAATCCTGCCCAAACTTTTTGGTTATCGAGTGCAGGTAACATAATTGATGTTTCAAAATGCACTTCGTTTTCTGTTCCCCATTTAGTTCCTGCCCACGCTGTTGCCGCAGTATCTAAGTGAGGTGTTAAGATTGCTTGGTCTGCGTCAGCACCTGCTGTTGTTGCTAAAATTCCTGCTGAAGTTGCAGCGAATGTAGCTAATGCAGTAGTCATGTTAGTTCCAAGTGCTTCCCAGTTTCTATTTAAAGCTCTTTGAACTTCAACTGTTGATACTTGGTCAATGTTTGCATTGATACCCGGTCTTTGTAAAAACCATTCGTCTAAGTAATATCGTCTAGCATCTTTAGCTGTTGTACCTAAAGTTCTATCGCTATCTACTCCTGTAGATGCAGTCTCAGTAAATAATTTAAAATTATTTTTAGATCTTACCGGACCACTAAAGCTTGTATTAGCCATAATTTTTCTCCTTGGTTGTATAAACCATTCGTTATGCTGTCTTTATACCGTCTGCCTAGCCAGTCTGCATAACTATTTTATACTAGGGTGTTAAATGTGGGGGCACATGGCCCCCA